GCGCCTACTTTTTCTTCGTGCTCTTGGAGTAGTTGTTCCTCAACCTCTTGTACACTTTTCTCTTCCTCTACCCCTACTTCACGTACTTTAAATTCACTCATAATTTTATTTTATTTTATTTTCATCGCAAATATACGATAAATAATTATCTAGGTTCAAACTCGGCTAGGTCGAATCCATCTAAACTGTCTTCGTTAGACTCAAAGTTAACTGGAGGTAAGTCTTTCTTTCTCTGTTCGATAAGCTTAGACTGCTGAGTTCCTTGCATCTTTATGCGGTCATCCTTAGCCTTTTCCTTCTCTTCCTCTATCCTCTTTTGAGTCTCACCATTCACATTAGCCAAAGCCATCTGATACTGGAACTCCTTGTCCATCAACGCCAACTTAAGCTCAGCCTCTTGCTGTAACTTCATGGTATCGTACTCTGCCTCAGCTCTTTTAATCTGCATCTTAGCTTGAGCCTCCATTTGTATCTGCTGCATCTTAGACTGTGCAGCTGCTTGAGACGATTGGATGTTAGACTGCGTCTGAGCCTCCATCTTCTGCATCTCTCTTTCTTGGTCTTGTTTCTCCTTATTCTTACGCTTAACCTTTAACAACTCGTTAGCTAGTTTAACATTCTTCAGCTCACGAATGTCGATAGCATCTTCTAAGGTAATTTGGTCTCTCTGCAAAGCAATCTGTATGTTAGACTCCATCTGAGCTTTTTCTTCCTCATCTGGAGCAACTTCAATATGCACACCAAAGTCATGCAAATAAAGGTCTGCAATATCATCTAATATGTCAGTGCTGTGAGAACCAATCTGGTGTATCAACTGCTCTCTAGTATCTGAGTACTCTAATACATCGGAAATACGCAATGAAACAGCCTCTGCCAACCTCCTAGTGATAAATAAACCACCCTCTAGTACGTGCCTAGTCGCTGTGTTAGAATTTAATGCTGCTAACTTCTGTACTCCTACCAATGCATTTGGATCAGGCGTAGAGCCGTCTCTTGCCTCGTTAAGACCCGTCACGTCACGAATCATATTAAGGTAGTGGTTATATGAATTAACCAAACTAGCAATCTTACCTTGTCCGGCACTGCTGTTTAGTTCTTGAATAGGAACCCTAGCGTTATTAAATTCTCCGTCTTGTGTGTAGCTACGTCCAATCACAGAACCCGTTTGGAAGTACATCTTTAATGCCTCCTCTGGATTATAGTTAGACCCATTACCCAAGTCAACCTCGTTTAGTCCATCGGCATCAATATACACACCGTCTGGAACCATACGGGCAATTACTTGCTGTAGTTTTAAGTGAGTCAACTGAATCAAGTCAGCAAATCCAACCATACGGCGAACCAACGACTCAATCACACCACGATACATTCTAGGTGCAACCGCAATATATTCTGGCAACGCTAAGTGAGAAGCAGACTTTGGACGAACCATGTTCTTCATCATGTTCCACTCCAACAACTTATTCGTACCTAGTACCATAACGCCTTTATACCAAACGTCAATGGTTTTTTCTACTCTTTCGTATCTTGCCTCTTCATCTTCTGGAGGATTAAAGCTCTCGTCCTTACGAATAACTCTCTCGCCACCATTATCCAAGAACTTCTTTTTGTATACAAACTTTTTATCAGTCTTGTAATTGAAGTATAAAAGATTGACAATCTCCTTGTCGAAGACACTATCAGTATATGGACGCATAGCACCGTAATCCTGATACCAGCTGTAAGCATAATTTGAAATCTCTTCGATATCCTCTGGCTCAAGCCATGGATACATTCTTTTAACCTCGGATATGTGGACTCTTTTAATCTCACCAAAGTAGAAACAATCATCAAACGTAGGATAATCCGTGTAAGAATAAACCACATTCGCAGGATCGACGTAATCAATCTTAATACCTCCATTCGGATTGAAGGTGTGCTTAGCCATACCAATACCCAATACAGTGAGGTCATAGTCTACTCTTCTCTTTATATCTTCGTAGTTGTTGTTATTTAGTATTGTACGTATAGCTTGCTCTTCAGCTACCTCTATACCTGGCTTATAGTTAATCTGCATAAACAGATTCAACTCGTCATTATTCTCTGGTAAATCGTCTGGACTTACATTAAATGCGTCTACTCCAAAGTCGTCTTTTACTTGCGTAAGAAGGTCTTTAGCCAACATATCAGCCTCGACCATGCGCCTGTAGTCTTGCCTCTTTTTTGACGAGAGTCTATCTTGCGCTTGAGCCTTAACGTCATATAGACGATTAGACATTCCATTAACAACAATATCAACAAATTTTGGTATGATGGGAACTGGCTCCCAGTTAAGGTTAAGGTATGAAAGGTCTCCATCTACAGCAAGTTCATTTTTATACTTAGCAATTGACTGCTCGCCTCTAGCATACAGCCTTAATCTATTATACTCAATCCATTGGTCGTAAAATCTACAACTATTGGAAGACCTTTTAAACCACTCATACTGGATAGACTGGCCCACTTTTAGACCATACTCCATTGAGGCTTTCTCTTCTTCCGTGGCAGTATTGTTTGGGAAGGTAACGTATGGTACCAGTGTTTCTTTATCCATCTATCGTATTATTTGGCTTGTATTGCCTTTATTGTCGTACTTTGCAAATTTAATACTTATTTTTGACTCCGTCTTTGGCTGTATATACAGGTGCTTCTGATTCGCCATAATTGCAAGCCCACTACTGATTGTGGCGTCAAACTTTGTACGATTATTAATGTCAAACCTAGCCCAGTCTTCAAGAGTCCTTGTAAAGTACATATTACCCATCTCGTCAGACTCCCTGTACGTACCCTCAAGGTCCATGCCTACATTCTTTTCTACGTATGTCTCGATAGCAGAAGCATGAGACTGCTTAACATCCTCACTACTGTTTGGTATACCGCCCAACTCCTTCTCCGTCTTTGATAGTTTATGCTTTTCTTTATCTGGCCTGTTCATAGAAAACGCCCTGTAACCTCTGTTCTTCAAGTGATACAAAAGACGTGGTTTGTTATTCTCCGCTAACACTGGCATACCATAAAAGACACACGCCATCAACACGTCCTCAAAAAACATCTCAGCCGTCTGTGGCCTCGCTACATACTGCAAGAAAAAGAAGTTACTTGGAGCATCATCCATATTAAACTTAGTCATGCCATGCAGCGCACCATTAGATCCGCCACCACCAACTACGCCGGATATATCATACGAGTCACAACCGAAGCTTCCGATGTGCTCATTGCCAGGGTAGAACTTGTCACCCCTCTTTATCACGTTATTCTGCATCTGTGCGGGAGGAAACCAACTAATCAAGAATCGCCCTTTGTTATCTGGAGTCCATACCACCTTGGTGTCTTTCTTGCCATCTTTCCAGTGAAAGTACCCGCGTGTCAACACTCTATCGTGAATTAACGATTGATTATAATCTATCTGCTGGTATATCTTGGTTAGGTTAAATATACTAGCCTTACTCTCGTCTCTGAACGCATGAGACTCCGTCCTAGGAAACTGACGATAGAACTCATTCAACGCATCTGCGTCAGACTTCAACGACTCTACCTCATTCTCCCAATAGTCTATTACGCCTATCTTTATCTTCTCTCCGTCTACACCTTTGACTGGAGACTTTGGCGTATGGAATACAGGCATGCCGTACTCGTCTATATACCCCTCAAAGTTCCACTCCATCGGAATAAAAAGATTATACATACCGCTCTTTGTCTGTCCGTTAGCGTTTCTTTCTCCCGGATTAGAATCTTCATATAAGCTCTTAAACTGAGCTCCACCCTTGTCTAGTGCATTGGACGTTGAACCCATCATACACTTACCAATAATCTTACTACCCAACCTCAAACACGTCTTAGTTACACGCCAGTTGTTTAATATCTTATTTGGTACCATCCATTTACCGCTATTCATAGACAACGTAAAGTCGCTAAGAACAAGTCTCCTATCGTCATCATTATCAGCATTTACTTGTATACCAAAGTACTCTCCTTTTCCAATCTTTTCTATGTCCATTCCGCATCTCCTGTTAGAGTAAGAAGGCTTATAATCAGACATGTTTTTTCTCTCTACTATAGTAGGTATAATGGATAAATCACCAGAAATTCTAATCAAATAAGCATTAGTATCAAAATTCGTTTTCTTTTTTGTTACAGAACTGCAAGAAAGACCGCAAGACATAACTATAAACCTAATGTCGTTTATCATTTTCTCGTCCTTCATTCCTATCTCTATAGATCCCTTTTTTCTATTAACATGTCCATCCGAGTCTATTAATCCAGCAAGCAACTGAAGCCTAGTATCAATAGAGCTATTTCTGTAAAATAAAGGAATATGCTTATTATTTAGTACACCTATCTTTTTTAATTCATTATTGATGCCTTTAAACTTGAAATAAATAACCTTTTTACAATCTTCGCTTTGATTCATCTCAAAAGGAATATTAAACATCTGAGATATATATCCTAAGTACTCTATTATTTCTGGATCCTCCTCTTTATTTATAGTTATTGTGAACTCTCCCTTCCTTCCATCTCCTAGCCAAAGTCCCAACAAATATGGATGTATTGTAATCCTTTCGTCGTCCTCGGTATTTATACCAGTGCTTTTTACAGAAAATAAATGTTGCTTTCTGAATTTGCTACAAGACAAGTACTCTTCTGGAGTCATTATAACTGGAACTCTTTTCGACGTCTTATTTTTAGCATCATATTTGTATTCGTGCAAGTACAACCTATGATTCCTAGAAACAACATAATCCTCACCCCACTTTTGCTTTACTCTATACATATCGGTAACTCCAGAGGTAGTCTTAACAACAGTCATTGATTTTCCACCCTCTACCATAACAGAGTCGCCAACTGATATATCCTTTATTGGCCTAAACTCCATATCAGCACAAAGTATCATAGTATTTGGATCGTAACACTCATCATGTATCAGCATTCTAAGCTTCTCACCGTCATAACTGTTGTCTGCCGTATTTTTCCAGTCAATTGTGGTGTTCAGCCCGTCCATGTCGTCCTCGTCATCCACACGGGACATATTCTTCTTTGTAATCTTTGAAGCGGGCACACGATACGCAAGCTCTGTCTTAGGTCTGTCCATACCATCTTGTATGGGCTTGAAGAAGAACGGATAGTTATTGGATATATTAACCACCTTGTCCGTGAACAACTTCTTGGCGTCATCACCCGTCTTAGATAGTATTCCAAATCTTGCGTCCTTAGACATTGTCGCTTGGTTCACAATCTCAGCCGCACTCATAAAAGAGAATCCAGAACGTCTGTTCTTTAGGTAGACCATTCCAAAACACCTCTTGTCGGCCTTGCAGGCCTCATAATAAATAAAGAATATACGGTTGGACTCACGGAAGTCTGGAAGACCTACGTCTATTTTCGTCCACTGAAGATACATGTAGTGGCTACCAGTAACATAA